AAGAAGATGTCACCACCGATTGCCGTACCAGTACTGATACCACCAGTAAACGTAAGATCTCCACCCGTCAAGTCGGTATCATTAGCGGTCGCACCATTGACACCACTCATGGATACCATAGAAAGCAAGTTCTGGTCGAGGTTTAGAGTGATAGTACCATTGGTCGTAATTGGACCGCCAGTATCATTCAAGTTGGCACCACCATCAACCGCAACCGAGGTTACAGTACCGTCAGCACCTGAAAGGGCATCGGTAATACCTGTAACAAAAGTGTGAATCTGGTCTGCGGTAGCCAAACCCGTCCCCCCGTCTTCAATGGTCGCGGTCTTAGCTTTAACTACACCAGAGCCAACAGGGTCGGTCACGGAGAGCTCGATAGTAACATTATCAACGGCTACTTCAACCTCGTCAGCAGAGACAGTAATACCATCACCGCCAATTACATCGAGGGTTGGGTTAACACTGTTAGTACCACTCTGGGTCATACCAGTACCTGCGGTGACCGATGTTACAGTACCAGCATTTGATGTCAGTCCATTGACAGCATTGGCAATCGCCGCTTCAACGGCATCTTCTGACGGAACAGTGGTTGTGTTTCCATCCGTTACTGTTTGCGTGATGTCTGTTTCTAACAGAACTCTTTTCCATGATGCCATGATGTGCTATTTTTATTTTTTAGATATTTCAACAAATATACAACGTTTTTATTACGTCACTCCGAAGTATAGGTTGTCATCAGTATCCGCATACATACCGCCCTCAAAAGCTGTAGGGGGGGCCGAGGGGTCAAACTGTTTAAACTCTACAAGACCGTCCAAATTAATCTTTCCAGTACCTGTTGGGGTGAACTGAATGTCAGCTCCGCTGTTCGAGTTAACTATAGACCTTGTTGTCCCGTTGTAAAAGACGTCAAGATTTCCGCCAAGCTGTGGGGATGTATCTTCATGGACGTTTTCTATGCCAGAGCCCGTACCCATGAGGTCACCTAGATCTGTCCAGCCAGTAGCCTTTGTATCAATGTTACTGGAGTCTACTAAAAGGTAAAGCTTGCTATCAGCTTCATGATAAACTATAGTAACGTACTCCTTAAGCTGATCGCTTACAGACGTAAGACCAGTTAAACCATCGTCGTTAGCAACCACCCTGACACCGCCCCTAACGAAGTTAGAATCAACAAAAGCTTTTGCTGAGTTGTTGTGGCCGTATTCGCCTGCTCTTCCTACTTCAACTGGCATCAGGATATGTTTAAGAAATTGTTGTTAAACGCATTAGTTGAATTAGATTTATAAACACGGTAAGTAGCTGAAACCCCGTACCTGTTATTTAAAGTAAATGTGCCTAAATCAGTAAAAGCCCCTATAGTTGGAGACACTCCATCTAAGGTCATAGTATCTATAGTGTCGGTGCCTGGATAGAATATATACATAAACTTATTGCTCGTTTGAACAGTGTATGTATTAATATTACCTATGCTTGAAGGATAAGATCCTGTCTTGATCTCTCTTTCGTTGTTGCCACTGTCGTCACCACCAAACGCTGCATAAACAGTTTGAACGGCGTTCTGGGAAGATCCAGTAGTCAAGGCTGTTGTGTCGAAACACACCTGATAAGAGTAGTAGTAGTTTATGTCGGAAAAGTCACTAGAGGTGTCGGTTCCGTGAGTGCTATCAACAACAATCCTGTACTCATGGGGCGTGGCCTCCGCTGTTAAATCGGTAGATCCGTCTGTGGCAACAGTAATTGAGTTCGTGTTTATAGCGAGCGAGATATTATTCTCAGTGGAACCATTTCCTAAAGAGGTGAGATCCGTAGTAGAGTCTGGAGTTGTTATTTCTCTGTAGTTACTACCTATTTTGACCTGAACAACAGAGTCAATTAGCGGATCATAAAGCTCGTCTCTTCTTACGTCATAACGAAGAGTAGACTGAACATCACCATACTCCCTGGTTGTAGAGGTTGTACCCGTTGCGGCAGAAATAGAAGAGTTGCTCCTCGTTATTTGTTTGTCGCTAATAAGAGGCGAGTTAAAGCTATTGGCTGTTGTGAATTCGTTTGCTGTTTGTTCAGTTGTACCGCTAGTGCTGTCCGTCACCCTAAGTCGAAAATGGAATACGTTGTTACTAGCCCAGGCCTCTCCAGTGCTATAGACCTTTGAGAGATTCGAGGCCCCAAAAGTAACCTCAGAAGATGTGTACGATTGAACCGTTGTCCAGGATCCAGTAGGGGTTGACTGAGTATTAGCAAGTTGGTACTCAAGCACAGCCGTTCCCGTAGCGCCCTGGTTGGCAATACCAAAGTTTATAGAAGATATAGTTACAGAAGAGGCACTTGAAGGGTGCTGCCAGTCAGGTCCAGAAAGACTAAAGCTAGGGCTTGGGTTAATAGCGTCCGTGAACGCATCAACTAAAAGCTCTGAGGCGGTTTTTCCATTAGCGGGAATGGTGTCTCCGTTTTTGTACTTCCCAAAAGTCTTTACAACCCCTGAAACAGTAGGCATGTTTGCCACATAGTTCTGAGTAAAAGTCACTTGGCCTCCGTCTGCTCCGTCAGCTCCGTCCGCTCCGTCTGCTCCGTCAGCTCCGTCAGCTCCGTCCGCTCCGTCTGCTCCGTCAGCTCCGTCTGCTCCATCAGCACCATCTGCTCCAGGCGCACCATCCGCGCCCGCAGGCCCAGCAGCTCCGTCAGCACCATCTGCTCCAGGCGCACCATCCGCCCCATCATTACCAGCAGGTCCTTGAGGGCCAGTTGCCCCAGCAGGTCCAGCCCCAATAGCTCCAGCTACAGAAACGTTATTATTTGCAGCCTGATTTAAAACCACGACCTTAGTGTCGGTACCTCCTTTTACGACAGATACTTTAATGATATCTCCGTTCTCACTAGATATCTTTATGCTTTTTGGTTGTTCTACACTTATCGGCATAATAGTATCTTAAGCTGCTGTTTCTGACACGTCTTCAATAACCCTTACTGTTCCGTAGATTAAAGTAGTTACAACTGCTCCTGACTTCTGTTCGATATCATAAGCATAGAGTCCAGATGGCATCGTCTTCATTGTGGTCGCAGCCAAGGTGAGATCAATATACTTTGCGGTAACGTCGTCAGAATCTGCCGTTACTGTAATCACAAATTCTACAACAGGGTCGGAGGTGTTTGCGACTGGGTTGCCCGTGTCGGAATTTCTAACCTCCATTAAAAAAACATCTCCAGCGGTAAAACCAACAGTATCGTCAGCATTGGTTATATTAAGTCTCAAGGAAAAGGTATCACCCTTCCTGCAAGTGATGTCAACCCTTTCAGATGTATCTAAGTTTATTTTTGTAGCCATCTTATTCGTTGATTATTTGTGGTGTTTCATCCCCTTGTCTTTGAGCTATGAGCTTGCTTTGCTCGGCAGACTGCTTTTTAACTCTATCGTCTTTGCGGTCCTCTTTAAGGACTTCAAGTTTTTCTTTGAAGTTTTCGTCAGTCTCTTTGAAGCCAAGGGTAGCTTGAGCTTTAATAATTTCAATCTCTTTCCTAAACCCGTGCTTTACCTCTTCTAGTTGAGCCTCCAGCTGAGTCTTAAGCTGCATCTCTTGCGCTTTTAGCTGAGCTTCCATTTGCATCTCTTGCTGCCTAGCCTGAGAAGCAGACTGTGCTGACTGCTGTTGAACCTGAGCTTGCTGCTGGGAGTTCTGCTGAGCCATCTGCTGGTTGCTAGCCATTCGCTTCTTCCTTCTAACGATCAAAAGCCTCTCAGCCTGGTTTACGTCCCTAAGCTGTCGTATAGCAAGGGCGTCCTCAAGGTCTATCTCTTTTTGAGACAAGGCTATCTGTATGTTCTGCTCCAAGAACTGTCTCTCGTTCTCTTCCATCTCTTTTACAACCTTTACGCCGAAGTTAAACATCGACAGGTTTCTGAAGGAAGACAACACTTTCATGTTCTCCTTGCCAACAGCGTTTTCATACATAGAGTATAGAATAGAGTCTGGATGAATAACCTGCAAGCACTTTACCACATCGCTACAAACTTTCTTGTACAGAACCATAGAGGAGTTCGTGATGTCATATATAGCGTTGTTTGCAGCAGCAAGAGCTTGTTGCCTAACTCCCACCAGGGCGTCTCCTTTAGGTGAAGAGGCGTCCATCACCTCGTTGATTCCCGTGGAGTCTCTGATCATCCTGAGGTAGTGGTTATACAAACCAGTTAACTCGTTAATGTTACGGATGCTGTTGCCGATCTCTCGAATAGGAGGGTTTTGAAAACCTCCTTCTGGGTTCTTGCTTCTATAGTAGAACACACCAGTCTGCTCGTATATGTCGTGCAGCTCAAGCGGCTGAAGTTCTCCGCCCTTTCCTAACTGTACGTTTTCCAGTCCCTCAATATCAATGATGATACCGTCTGGTTTTGCCTTCGCTACAGCCTGTTGAATCTTTAAGTGAGTAAGCTGAAGTTGATCGGCGAACCCGATGCAGCTATCCACCATAGACTTAGGCATCATGTCCATCATGTTCGTAGCACAAACAGAATAAGATAAGGATGCTTTTGTTATGTCGTGAATGTTTTTTGGTATGTTGGTCTTCTTTCCATAACCAAAGACCATATCACAACCAAGGATGTAGTATCCACCGTAAACACATGTGTTGTCTAACCTCACAGAGTCTCTGTTGAAAACAGAGTTTTGTGGTTGACTATAGTTGTTTCCCTTGTCGTAAAACCCTACATTTCCGTACTGGTTTTCTTTTGACTCGTAATAGGTTGAATCTACCGAGAGAAACTCAAATTCAAGCACCTTTACAGTGTGCTCTTCCGTGTCCATACCAGGTCTATTTGAAGTCTTGTTATACAGCCCAGATGTATTGTTCTTCTGACCAGAACTAGCCACCTTCTTGTAATCCTCTTCGGTTAGCTCATTACCAGCAATTCTTTTAAGCTCAGCAATAGGCATTGTTTTTACATGACCAGCATAAGTCATGTCTCCGAAAGAAGGGTCTTCTGTGTAGCTGTGGATAAAGTCAGACGGATCAACATATTCGGTTTTGATTCCGTAGCTAGGGTCGTTAGTTCTTTTAACAACAGCCATACCAAGTATGGTCATGTCGTTCACGCACCTTCTAAAAACAGAATCATTAAAGTCGTTCCACTCCAGGGTCAGGTTAGTGGCTATCTGAGCGGCGATTTCTGAAGAAGCCTTAACGTTGGTACCCATGAATATTTCAGCCTCCTCAAGGGTTTCTGGAATAGATTCGGGATCTCCAGCTACCTCAACTCCAAGCTTGCTTTTAATACCCTGAAGAGCCGCCTTGGATTTTACAGCAAATTCAATCTTCTTCTTCTCTAAATCCTTTTCCGAAGTAGATAGAGGGTCGATAGCCTCCAGGTTTGGGTAAGGAGACAAAGAAAGAATCTTGTTTACTACAATGCGGACAAACTTGGGAAGGATTGGAACTGGGGTAAAGTCCAGGTTCAGCATACTTCCGTCGCCGTTATTAGGGTCAAGAGACGTAAGCAAGGATCTGTATATAGCCGTGTCTTGGGTTCCGTTAGCGTACTTCCTGTTCTTCTCGAAAGTTCGGTTCCTGTTCTTGTAGGTGGACCCGTCCTGATCCATTTTACCCCACTGCTGATATATAGCCTTAGCGTATCCCAGTCCATACTTCTTTCCTCCTTTTTCTTCTGGAGGGCTAAGCGGATTAGGAAAGCCTGATTTTTTGTTGTTGATGTTCATTTGCAATGAGTCGAGTTCTTATAACTCAATGCAAATATAGTAAAACTAGGAGTGCCACACTTTAGGCTTGAAAGTCCTTATAAACTGCTTGTTTGTAAAATTAGATTGCTTCTTTTCTTGCTTTACTTTTTGAGCAGCTAAAAGAGCGAGCCCAGAACTTATGGTAAGGTCAAACTTAGTTCTGTTGTCTATCTTGTAGCCAATCCAATCTTCTAGGGTCTTATTAAAGTACATGTTTCCGAACTCGTCGGACTCTGGCTTGATGCCTACGTGGTTATGTATGTAAGCCTCAATAGCTTGCGCGTGAGACTGTATCACGTCCTGGGAGTTAGATGGTATGCCCTTAGTCCTTACGTTTTTGGATGATCCAGGAACCTTTAAGAAGTCAGGACGGTCCATTAAGTAACCGTCGTAACCTCTTGATTCAAAGTACCTTACGATACCGTACTTATTGTTCTCTACAAGTAGAGGGTACCCGTAAAAGAAAGCGCACATCAAGACATCCTCATAGAAGATACTGGCTAGGTCTGGGCGAGAAGCGTATTCCGCAACGAACATGTTGGCAGGGCCCTCCATATTGAACTTGTTGTACATGTGTAAGGCGCCCTTAGATCCTCTGCCGTCAACCGTCGAATCCAGGTCGTAGGAGTCAACACCTCCGCAGCCTATGTGTCCGTTTGGAGCAACCTTCTTGCCTCCTTCTTCTTTCTTTACGTTCTTGTTTTTAGGCATCCAGGAAACCCTAAACCTGCCGTTTGGGTCAGGAGAAAAGGCCACCTCCTCATCTTTTTTAACCCACACAAAGTTACCTTTCACTACAGGGTTAGGAAACAGGTCGTCGTTGTATTCTATCTGCTGGTAAATCTTACCCAGGTTAAAGAGGCTGCCCTGAATACTATCTCTAAACGCTTCGTCTTCAGTAAACGGGAACTGACGAACTATTTCGTTTAACTCGGAGGGATCGTCCTTAAAAGACTGACGATCATTCTTCAAGTATCGTTTACTACCCTCTTCGATAGCGT